CTGTTGTAGCACGACTACATCTTTCTTCAAAAGCTAATTGTCCATTGTCGAGATTTACCAAACTACAGTATGTTGATGTACTATCGCTACCATATTTGTTTTTATTATCTCTGAACGAAATCACTAAATAAACACCTATTACATTATTATTTTCTTTCTGCACTACGACTGCACCATTTGTTAATTTGATATTTCTGTCTAAGTCTACACAATCGCAAACTCCTTTAATACTAATATTCTGCATTTATTTGCACCTCCTGTTGTTTTATTCTCTATTATTTCTGCCACCAATGTTTCTTTTTATTTTCTTTATAAACATTACAAACATTTGGATAATTACAACTTTTTGTTTCTTCATTGTAATATTCGCAAAAAAATCCATCTTCACAACCAATATCGCATTCCATTTCAGTATATATTCTCATAAAACCCTCCTAAACTCCAAAAGAAATCTATGATTCTTGGTTTTCATCAACTGTTATCGTAAATATACTTTTATCATTTCCTTCATCCTCTCTCATCCAAGATGTGTGAAATCCTTGATTTATAAGGCTTCCAAGATCATCATTCGTCATATATGCTGGATTTAAGGCAATTTCCTTGATTTCGTAGTCATTTATCACTTTTTCCATAATTTTTCACCCCACTATAATTCTTGACCTCCAAGAACTATATAACTTTTATCATTTATGGTTAATGTACCTGCAACATTAGACGATTTGATTAAAGCTATTGCTACATCTAGTGCTACATTGGCATCCTTAATGTCATCTGCGTACTCATACTCATCCCACTCTTCATTTACATAAGATTTCAGGTCTTCTAATACCTCAATTTGTTTTTCTTTATCCATTTGATTTCCTCTCCTATTCATTAATCATATAGTGTCTATATTTTCTATAAACACTATATATAGTATCTCATTTACGCCTGATACACAAAACTTGGCATTGGCTGTAGTTTAAACAAATTTTTCTCATGCATTGAATCAATCTTAGCTTTTACTTCCTCACTTGGCTCAATTCCATCTCTGATATATGCATCTAATTCAGCATAAGTAAATCCAAGATTGTCTTCATCTGTCTTTCCACAAAGACCATCGGTAGGTGTCTTATCAACTAATTCAGATGGAAGACCTAACTCACGACCAATAGCTTTAACCTCTGTTACTGTAAGCTGAGATAACGGACTGAAATCACCAGCAGCGTCACCATATTTTGTGGCGTAACCTACCCAATCTTCGGAAAGATTACACGTATTAGCGACACGACCGTTTACTGTCTGTGATACTGCATAAAGTGTAGTCATACGAATACGAGCAGGAAGATTTGTTTTTGTCTGAATTGATAACTCTTCATCTAATGATGTTTTAATCTCATATTCTGCAACATTCACAATTGTTCCGACTGGAATAATAGTACGTGGAATGTCCAAAAAACTGCAAAGTTTACGACTATATTCAATATCTCTTTGTCTTCCCTGTGGCATCATCACACCAAAAACTCTATCCTTGCCAAGAGCTTCTACACATAATGCAGCTACAACACTTGAATCTTTACCACCAGAAATTCCCACTACTGCCATACAATCTTTACCATTCTGTTCAAACCAATTTCTGATCCACTCTACGATTTCATTTTTTACTTTCTTAGCATCAAACATTTATATATTCTCCTTCCTACATTCGATTCATCACATCATAGAACCGAATTAAATACTCATATACATTTCTAGGAACTAATTCTTTTACCTTTTCAAATTCACCCTTTTCACATAAATCTCTAACCAAACTTGAAGAAGTATGATTTTCTGGTATCTGAATTTCTGTGAAGTGATCTTTATATTCCATAAGATTCGCTTCTCTTAAAGCGGTCTCAAGATTCTGACCTTCTCTCACACATGCTACAAAATTATATTCCTCAACAAACGGTTTCCAATTATACCAAGTTGTAAGTGTTTCAATATTATCCATTCCTAAACAAATATAGTATTCGTTGAAGATATAATCTTTTTCATTCATATCTCTTATCTGAGTAATAGTATTGTATGTCCTCTGTGGAAAGAAGCTGGTTGTTTCAACTTCGGATGCCCACATATTATTTTCATCACAATTTGGTATTGAATTAATCAGTGATACTCGACAATATCCAGGTATCAAAGTCTTTTTTTTTGCAACATATGTATCATGTGCAGGTATAAACAATATAGCATCAGCATTAACCGCTTTTTTCGCAGTCAATGCCATATCAACATGGGCGTTGGTAATTGGATTAAAACTTCCTGGTATAAGCAAAATTTTATTCATGATTCATTCTCCAATTAATACATCTCTTTAGATAATCAACATAATCAGGGTTTTTGCACATACCTTTACCTTCTACATCAGACACTTTTGCAACATCCATGCCGTTACATTTAGTGGTTTTCATTACAATATTTAAAGCAGGAACATCTGTGTCATTACTCAAATAAGTACCAATTCCAAATGCAACATTCACTCTATCATGGAAGTGTCTGAATAACTTATCAGCTCTTTCAAAATCAAGACTGTCACTAAACAGAAGTGTCTTTGTCTTAGGATTGATACCAAGTGACTCATAATGATTAATCATCTTTTCACCCCATTCAATTGGATCGCCACTATCATGCCTTACACCACTGAATAATGTTGCATATGTCAACTGAAAATCTTTCAAGAAACAATCAGTTGTAATTGTATCTGTGAGTGCAATACCATTTAACACACCATACTCTCTAACCCATGCATCAAGGGCATACCAGTTGGAATATGCGGGATTGTGCTTATGATTACCCTGACCAGAACACATAATCCATTCATGAGCCATAGTTCCAACAGGTGTAAGGTTATATTTCTTTGCAAGATATACATTAGATGTACCAACAAATTTAGATGGACTGTGTAATGTATCATTCAAATGTGAAAACTTCTCAACAGCTAATTCCTGTGCTTCAGCAGAAAGTCTTCTTCTAAGACCAAATTCAGAAAATGTACCAGCATACCAATGACCGCTTCTGAGATTTTCATACTTTTCATTTAATCTCTTTTTGAAACTATTAAGCAATTCCTCATAGTTATATGCCATTCTGAAATATACTTCGTTTACAATCGCAAGTGTAGGAATCTCATACATAGATGTATTAAGCCATGTACCAAATGTTTCGATAGAAAGACCGCAATCTGAATCTGTTGTAATCTCAAAATCTTCATATCTTGGCTGCCACAATCTCAGAAAATCAACATACGAACCTTTCATCCATTTGATATTATCAATATAAGTAAGTTCATCTTCTGTGAATCTCAGACTACAATATAATTTAATCTGTCTGCGAATCTCTTCTACCATTTCTGGTGTAAAATGAACATCCTTATTACGACACTTAAAACTCCAAGTGGTTTTATAATCACTAAACTGATGATAAATAGCCTGTCCCATTGACAATTTGTAGGCATCTGTCTCTAATAAACTTGTAATAATCTGTTCCATATTATTTTCCTTCTTTCTTGATTTGATTAAATATTGTTCTAATATCATATTCTCTGTTTTCGTACTCATAAAACAGATTAATATACTTATCAATAAAAGCTATGTCATTTGGATGCATTGCAATTGGCTTACTTTTCTTAGATTTCCACCATTTTAATTCCTTCTCAAAATTAAACGATTTACCATAATATGCTCTACCTGCTCCAAGATAATCACAAAGCATTTCTTTTTTATACTTCATTGGCATTTCAATAGGATTTCCACCATTATCAAAATTGTCCTGCCAATATTCGTAATGGTGCTTGTTTCTTCCTTTATGGTGCATCCAAGCTGCTGACCAACCATTCTCTTTCTTGCAAGCATCTATTGGACTTGAAGTACCTTGATAATACTTAACACTCTCCCAAAATTCTGTTGGAGAAAATTTAGATAAATCATGTACTAACCCTTGAAATGGAATTCCCACTTTACAGCAATAGTAGAACACCCAATGTTTATGCGTACAGACTTTCTTAAAATGTCTAAAAGTATTAATGATATAATTCTTATACTTCATTATTCTCTCCAATCACTTCGATCTGACACATCTTCATAGTTGCTAATGCAGCCTTATGAGTATTAGGTGTGACACCTGCACAACAACTTGCATCTACTGTAATATCAATCTCAGGATAATTTGCTCTGATAATAAGTACATTTGAAACCACACAGATGTCGGTGCATAATCCGCAAACCTCAACACTTTCAAATCCAAAATCCTTCCAGTTTAACCAACCAAATGTAGGCTTATCAATCAGAATATCGTTCTCAATATCAAAATCTAACTTATCGGAAATCTGCCAACCAGTAGTATTCTTTACACAGTGAGCAACAGGAAGATGTTTACCTTCATATGTCTCTAAATAATTCTCAGGATGTGTATCTCTTGTAAAGATTATCTGTTTACCAGCATCCTTATACTCCTTAATTTTCTTTGCTACATTTGATACAATCGCCTGTGCTTCCTTTGTACCAAGTGTTCCATCAATAAAATCATTCTGCATGTCTACAACAATTAATGTTTCTCTCATTTTGCTACCTCTTTTCTTTGTTTTTATATGTATTTATTCTCTGAAAACTCAGAAGAATTTCCGCTTTACTTGGAACTTCATATTCTGTTATTCTCTGCTAAAATTTCATAAAACTGAAAATGTGTGCGATTACAGGTACAGTCCAACCATCTCCAAGTACATCAGCAGCATCTTTTTCAGATATATTTTTGACATATTCTTCTGGCACACCTTGTAATCTTGCTCTTTCATCTTTCCACAAATATCTTGCTTCATCAAAATCATGCCCATTATAATCATCATAGATTTTTGCAGAAGACTTTCTTCCATTTAATATTCTCTTTGTAACTTCTAAACAGTTATCAAAATACTCTTTCGATGGGAACACCATTGTTCCAAACGACTTATAATAGAATCTGTGAAATCTCTTAATTGGTGTCCAAAAACAGCCGTTGTAATATCCGTGAGAATCATTCTTACAAAGGCATTT